GCGGCTCTACAGTAAACAAGGGCCGAGAAGGAAGATACAAACAAGCCAGGGCAACTAATTTTGAAGATAGAGGTCTTGTGGAAGTGCTTAGAAACCAAATCGTATTATCTCAGATGTGAAAGGAGGCTTTTAAAAATGAATAACGAGAATAAAGCTCCTTTTGACATAACTCAGTATCCTAAAGAGAAATACACAACCGGAAAAGGCGAAGAGATAGAGCGCTACATAATTCCTGATGATATATTCGAAGAGCATTTAAAAGAACTCCCAGATAATACAGTTAATGAAAGTAAAACATATAGAGCTTCACATGGCGGTAGGTTAATTATTCTTGGCTCAGATCCGGAACGTGACAAAGCAATTCATAAGGCCGGAGCAGAAGTCACTAACGCAACGTTGAGGCAACGACGTACTTTTAAGGAACAGGCCGATATTATTCTGTCTAGGTTGGATAAAGAGACGGGTAAGACGGGAGTAGAGAACATCACGATTGCAATGTACGAGCGGGCGCTAGCGGGTGACGTCAAAGCCTACACAGCATTGCGCGACACAGCAGGAGAGAAGCCAGTGGAGCAGTTGGATCTAAACGCTAACGTCATCACCGAGGCAGATCAGGCACTACTGGATAAGCTGAAGAACCGGGCAGGAATAGAATAAACTGTAATCACTTGTTAGACAGTCAAGTTGTGCAGGTGTGGGAATGCAGTAGTCATGCGGCTTAGTGGGTATCTGCTATTAGATGTTGTAGCCTACGTGTAGCCTATGATTTTGTCTTGTAAAAATTTTTTTCTTTATTTTTTTATTTTTTTTATTTTTTCGGCTATTTTTGGCCCAGGCGGGAAACGCGGAACCGGATACAGATACGGCAGATCCGAAGAACCTATACCCCTCCCCCTATACCAAGTAATAGTAGTATTAATAGTATATATATAAATACCCACCAGATAATTTTCCAAAAAAATCCCACTGTTAACACTACTACATTCCTACTCGCACGCAAATCACACGCATTTAGCAAGTTAAAGCAAGTTAAAAAATGGCTTATTTATGCGGTTTTTGAGAGTTAATTTGGATTCTAACTCAGTTAAATCAAGTTAAAACACACGTAAATCGCACGAAGGACGCACGCATGTGTTTTGTCAGGGGAGGTATAAAAAATATAATATTGTGAAAAAATCATACTGTTAACATTCCGACATAAAGTAGACCTCCTACTTAAGTCAAAGAATTAAACCGTTCGCCATAGCGGTTCTACCTTTTCTGTTAGGATATATTGTTGAGTGTATAAAACCGGGAATGTTAGCAGTGTGATTTTGTTATTAGATGATTAGCGCCTATCAGATGATGGGCGTTTTTTGTTGGGTGAATATATGGAAGTGATTTTGAATTATAAAGATGGTGATCTTGAAGTGATAAAGAATGTCAGAAGCATTACTGATTTTGGAACCGGCATAGAAGTCAGGGATAATGAGCTTCATGTTACCAGATATGAGAAAAGCGATATCCGGAATATAGAGATTGTTTGGAGGTAGCATGAAGACTACTGTGTTAGGCGTCAGGCTTGATGATGAGCAGAGAGAGAAACTGAAGCAGATAGCACTGGTAAACCGCATGAATGAAGTAGAGGTTGCGAGGGTGCTTATCAATGGTGCTATCAGCGGAAAGATAAAGATTGAGCGAGGTCGGATTGTGGAGGAATAAGCTATGCCTTATCAGGGTTGGAAAAAAGAAGAGGAAGAAACTGAAAAGAGAGCTTCACAGCAGCCTACTTCGTATAACGAGGCACCGACTAATGAACTTACAAATAATGATGCAATTCCTTCCAGAGAAGAGAATGAGCGTTTTGAAGCACAAAAGCGTATATCCGATGAAAATATAAAGCGAGGATACGCACAGCAACTTACAGATGATCCTGCTGTCAGACAAAATCTTTATAACAATCAGAAACAAGCAGAATATTATAGCGATCAAGGCGATTATGAGAAATCTAGAGAATATGCAGACGCTTATATAAAACAGTTGCAGACTTACATGCAGGATAAGGCAGATCAGGAATATAGAGATATGGGCCTTAAATCCGGTGACTATCAGCTTGAAAGATTCCAAGAACAGGCACAGAAAGCCAATGCTACGGAATATGATGCACTGATGCGAGCTATCAGAGGAACATACAACCGTGACAATATGCCTGTCAGACAGAAAAATATAGAACCTGGTGGTACTGGTGTTAATAGAGGTGCGGAAATCCCTTGGAGAGAAGGTGATCCGGGCATGGCAGGTGGTGAGGCTCCTTGGAGTCCTATCAATTATGCTTATGAGCAGACACCTAGCGGATACAATCAGTTCTCTTATGGTGATGACTTTGGCGATCCGTTCAATGCGCAGCAGTATCCGTTTGTAGCGCAGAATCTTGAAAATCCGCTTAGCACTTTACCGGAATACATCGCGAATTATATTCTTCCAGGCATGGACCACTTCCCTACTCAGGAAGAACTGGAACAGATTTATGACACTGGCCTTTGGTGATTTATGAGAGATATAGACAAATTAAGGCAAGACGAAATTGAGTATTGCTATAAAAATCCTATATATTGGCTCAAATTATACGGACATATAGAGGACAAAGACGCTACAGAGCTTATACAGCCCTTCAATCCTTGGAAAGAGCAGATAGACACGTTTAATGCGTTTCTGACACACAAACAATGCATAGTACTTAAAGCGCGTCAGCTAGGTTTTACCTGGTTGGCGCTTCATTATGCCATTTGGTTAATGCTTACTAAGCCCGGACGTACAGTTATCTGTATATCTGATATAGAGGATGATGCAAAAGAACTTATCCGAAGGGCAGCGGTTATATGTAGATATATGCCAGAGCTTATCTGTGAAAAGGGCAAGATACCTTCAGGTTATAGCGGCCCTTGGTTTGATAATAGCTCCTTACAGCTAACCATTAACTTTAACAATCAGCCTCCATCAGTCTTAAAGGGTGTAGCAGCTTCAGCAGATGCAGGACGTTCCCTAACAGCCGACTTATTGATAATTGATGAGTGGGCAGCACAGCAGAACGCACGCGAAATCTGGAAAGCTGCATTTCCTACCATTAACAGACCGACTGGCGGACAAGTCATAGGTATATCTACAAATAAGCGCGGCACTTTGTTTGAAGAGACTTACGAGAACAAGGACAATACTTTTTATCATATCTTCATTCCTTGGTACGCAGATCCGAGACGAGACCAGGCTTGGTATGACAGGACCTTAAAAGATACCGATGAGGTAACAATGGCTCAGGAGTACCCGGCTACAGAAGAAGAAGCCTTAAGCACTCCCGGAGGAGCGTTCTTCAGTGAAGTTACGAAGAGTTCCTTTGTAGCAGACGAGATGAAGGGCGAAAAGGTTACATACTTCGTTATGGACTATGGCTTGGATATGCTTGCTGCTTATTGGATAAATGTTGATACTTCGCGCAATGCTCAGATAATTCACGAACACTGCGAAAGTAACCTGCCTATCAGTACTGCTGCCGAAACGATTTTAAACATTACTCAATCGCTAGTTGAGAGAAAAGAAATTGATAAGGTGCAGCTTTATCTGGCTCCTCCGGACTTGTGGAGCAGGTCGCAGGAAACAGGTAAGTCAAGAGCAGTTATTTTTGGTGAGAATGGATTATATCTCACTAAATGTTCTAATGACTTAGCTGCAGGATGTGCGGCCTTAAAGGAATATCTGAAGCATGACGAAGGTAAGAAGTCAAAGTTGACAAGCTACGGAAACTGCGCAAAAGAGGCTTATAGATGTCTTACAAAGATACAAAGAGACGAGAAAAAGCCTAATGTCTACGCAAAAGAGCCACATGACCTGACTCACAGCGTGGATGCTTTACGTTATTTCTGTGTTTATTGGATAAACCCGGCAATCTCTATCCACACTGGTAAAAAGATAGAGTGGACAGAGGATATGAAACAAGATTATGAGAATGCAAGTGAAGAAATGCGCAAGCTCATAGTCGAACAATGGGGAGAACCTTACTAATGAATATATTTAGAAGGGTAAAGAGAATGGTTCAGAAAAAATCAAATTCAACTTTATCAGAGTGGCGGGCCAAGTTAGATGAGGCTAAAGGTCAGTATTCCGCTGAGCGTAAGGCTATGAGCACCTATTCTAAGTATTACAAGGGTGACAGAGAGATAACACGCTCAGTCAATAACAATACTGTCACTGATGTTAAGAAGGCAGCTAATGTCAGGAATATTGTCTATGAATTGATAGAGTCTCAGGTTGATTCTTCAATCCCTATGCCAAAGGTAAGGGCTATACACGCCGAGGATGACATGTTAGCGGTAAGGATTGAGAGACTTCTTGAAAACATGGTCCAAAATTTAAAACTTCAGGTGTTAAATGACGAAATGGAGCGCGTTACCTATGTTCAGGGCGGCTCCCTTTTTCATGTTCAGTGGGATGCAAACAAGGGTCTGCATAGTGAAGTAGGCGCTGTTGTGGTAGATGATATCCACCCTTATAACGTAATCCCGCAGCCCGGAGTACTGAAGCTAGAAGACATGGATTATTTTTTTGTACAGCAGACCATGACTAAGCGTGCTGTTAAGCGGTTCTATGGCGTAGATGTTTCTGAAGCTTCTAATGATGATATGGAAGCTTCTAAGAACAATGACACTGCAAATGTCAATGATGAGATAGTCACAGTAAATACCTGCTACTTCAAG